AGCCAGTATCGAGTATAAAATTCAGTTTAGACCTTCCTTGTCTGAAAGTCACTACTGGCAATCCACACAAATCAAGGGATTCCCTGAATGATATGGCAACCTTATTACTTTTTCTATCCTCTATACCATTAGCTATAATTGCTATTACCACAATCAGTACAAAAATGATTATAATCTTTAATATCATATTACTTATTTGATACCACTATGACCATGTCCACCCCTATTTGGGTTTCCAAGTTCGTCAACAATCTCAATCTTAACTCCATTTGAGAAGAGCCATTTGAGTTTTTGCCAGAATGTAGCCTTCTGAGACAACTGAATTCTGAACTGACAAATTCTATCTCCTGCCTCAATCTTTGTATCAGCAAAAGCAAGTACTTGAGCAAACCATTGGTCATTGTCCCCACAATAGGAGTTATCAATGACACCTTGACCATTCACAAGCATCACAAAGAAGTTCTTGTAAATGCTGCTCCTAGAATTAACAATGGCCTCATATCCCTTAGGTAATTGCATAGCAACACCCAGTGGGATTACAGCTTGCTCAAATATGACTTTTCTCTCTATGTCTTTCCTAGCTTGTGTAGCATATGGGGCAGCAAGCACAACATCCTCAGCTGCCCTTAGGTCAATCCAATCCCCCTTCTTAGTTATTTTAGGAATGGGGAATGGTCTGCCTAACATTTTTATTCTTATCTTTTGTTTCATTGTTTCCTAATTTATTATTCACACCTACTCCAGCCGCAATCCTTACAGTGTAAGCAACCTGATTCTCTAATCACATCACCTCCACATTCAGGGCACCTTTCACCAGCAGCTTCAATAGGTATGTACTTACTTAACACTCTACATAGGGCAGAGGTGAAAGAGCTGATGTTATCATTAACCTTCTTTGCTGTCTTTATGATGTACTTTATCTCTATACCATGTCTTAACAGCATTGAAGCATACAGAGTAGCTGCTTTCTCCTCTATGTTAGTATTGGCTAATTCAAGCTCAGTTATCCCAAGTAGGTCAGACTTAAAGTCATAGTGCATCTTAGACCTCTTTGTGATTACTCCCCTATGGTTAGGTACATTAATCTGAAGATTTGGTCTGAATGCGAAAGTCTCATAAGGTTTACCATTCAAAAGACCTACTAATACAATAAACTGTTCTCCCTTAGCTTTAACCAAATGTAAATCAGCCTGAAGCTCTTTAGGTCTCTTAGGTGCTCTGGCACCTACTATCTCTTTAGGCTTAGGCATATCAGTAGTGAGTACTCCTTCTCTCTTGCACCCGCTTCTGTAAATTGTTACACCTTTCAATCCTTCTTTCCAAGCCTGCATATAGATGTTGTAAACATCTTCTACAGTGGCTGTCTTAGGCAGATTACAAGTGCTTGAGATACTTGCGTCAATCCACTTCTGCAATTCTCCTTGAACCTTGACTCTGTCTATTGGGTCAATGTCAGCTGAAGTCACAAAGTAAGATGGAAGCTCGCTCCCAACTACACCTGCACCAGTGGCACGTTTATATAAGTCCACTATACGGGCATCTACATCATAGAATACATCTTTACCCTCTAAAGATTGAGTCTTTCTGGTGTAATGTAGAGCAAAGTTTGGCTCAACACCTGTAGAAACCTCAAGCATTGTGCCTATACTACCTGTTGGAGCGCAGGTAAGAAGTTGGCTATTGAATAAACCAAATTGCTTAATATCCTTAAGTACCTTATCAGGTAACTCAAGATTCTTGATAAAGGACGACTCAATGAGTTTTTCCTTTTCACATGCTGGATAGCATCCTTCTTCTTTAGCCATATCTAATGACTCAAGCACAGAGTCAATAGCAATCATTCTGTAAATCTTTGATATAGCAATTAGTGATTCAGGGCTACCATACTTTATGCCTAATTTGATTAGGCAATCAGCTAGACCAAGTGTACCAAGACCAATCTGTCTCCACTGGCTTACACTTTGTCTTTGCTCTTCGAGAGGATGTAGATTCAGACCTTCCATTAACACTTGATTAAGTGCTCTGATTGAAATTCTGGTAGCTTCCTCTAACCTATCCCAGTCCATTTGAGCTTTATCTGTAAAAGGATAAAGTACAAACTCTGATAAGTTAAGACTTCCTAACAAGCAACTGCCTCCACCTGGCAAAGGTTCTTCAGCACATGGGTTAACTCCTTGATACTCAAAGAGTTGTGTAGTATTAAGCATATTATACTCCTTAATTCTATCCCAATATAACATACCAGGTTCTGCATAGTCCCAATTATTCTTTACTAGTTTATCAAATAACTCTCTGGCTTTTACCCTTTTGATATAACCTGTGTCTACTTTTATTAACTCATTATACGGACAATTGAAATCATCTGCTTTTACAATAGCAACTTTATCACATGGCCATCTTAAGTAGTAATCCTCATCATTTTCAACTGCCTTCATGAATTCATCATTGACTCTCACTGAAATATTAGCATACTTCACTCTTTCAAGATTAGTTTTGCAGTCAATGAACTCCTCAATGTCAGGATGGTTTATATCCAAACTAATCATTAAAGCTCCTCGTCTGCCATTCTGTGAAATTGTCTGAGTGACTTGAGAAAACATATCCATAAAGCTGACAGGACCACTTGATGTCTTGCTTGCGTTATGCACTATAGAACCATTAGGTCTAAGCTCAGATAAATCTATGCCACAACCACCACCATAACTATAAGTTCTAGCAAGCTTTGTGGCACATTCAAAGATAGACTCTATATTATCTTCTGGTGGAGATATTACATAACAGTTGCTATAAGTAACATTTCTTCCAGTAATACCTCTGTTAGCTAATATCCTACCACCAAAGATAAACTTTTTTTCTTTAATAAGTGTCTTTACAGGCTCATATTTGCCTGATACTCTATCAAAGAATTCATCTAGAGTCTCTTCATCATTCCTGTACTTTTTCTCAAAGATAGTGCAGGATAATTGATTATTGTTTAACCATTCTTTCGCTGTCATAGAGTTTTCAACCATTCAGTTAAACTATTTCCTTCGTTAATTTTTATTCCACATGGCACTGCTGGTCTTGAAGAGATGTAAATAGATAGCTCTCTGCCTAACTCAAATGGGTCCTTGCATTCAATCTGTTTATTCTTGCCATAATATAAAGTACCTGTGGCCTCAGTATCCTCATAGTCCCACACTAGTGGAGTGAGTGTCTGTTTGTTGACTACAATGAACTTATAAGGTAACAAGGTATATTCCTTAAACTCATCATGTAGGTTAAGATTGAACTTAATGATTCTCCAATACAATCTTGCCTGAATATCCAATACCTTCCATACAGGTCGTTAGTCTGTATGCGTTCTCTTATGAACTGCTATATGTCACCATATAGATGAGACTATATCATCACCCTATCATATTATAGGGGCCTCGCGCTTCCACTCACTTGAGTGTACTCCTTTCGGATAGTCGTTGCACCTTCCTTATTAAAGGCTTGGCTCAGAGTTATCTTTGATAAGATTTTCTCTGAATTCACGAGGTTTTTTATTCTTGCAGATTACTCTGCCGAGATACAATATTCTGAATATTTATCATATTTCCTTTGAAGATAAACAGTAGCATTATTATATAGATAGTCAAGTATTCTTTTGCACACCCCTCTTCCACTATAGTGGATAGTTACTGCTATAGTGGATTTCCTTCTTTTTAATGAATTCTTTACAACATTAGCGTTATCTACAAGGTATTGTTGAATTATGGATAATGGACCTTCCATACCAGTTATATTAAACTGATATACTTTGCTATCAGGGTTTTTCCTATTATTTCTTTTTGTAACAGAAAAGCAACCATCTCCATCATAGTATCCTCTTATAAAATGTTGCATTAAAGAATCTTCTAGTTTTGGTAATTGCAATGTATACGTTTTAGCTTGCCCTAGTCCGTAATCAGATAATTTATCACACAAATGGCGAGAGTATAAAGATAGACTACAATAAGTGTTCTTGTACAGTTTAATAGGATTATTAGATTCAATACAAACTTTAAATTTTTCTAGAATTTCTTTGTCTTGTCTATGTAATCTAAACTCAATGCACCCTTTATCTCTGTGATTATAACCATCAGCAGCGAAAAAACCAAGCCAATAAGCTTTTTCTTGACAATCTATATTATCAAAGTAATGTTCATTAAAATTATATTTTCTCATACCTTAAAATGTTTAAAGTACAAAGATAATAATAATTTTTCGTATCTCCAAATAAATAGATAAAATATTTACTATTTTATATCTCCATTGGGTAAAAGACTTATAGAAATCCCACTCAGTATGGGAGCTTGTCTTCAAATCAATAGGTTGTATTGTTTTGTTCTTGTGGTCAACAACTATGAGGTCACTCATGCACCTGTAGTCTATACCAAGGAAAGTGGCTTTGAACTTCAGTTGATAGAACCTCTGAACACTATCATCAAATGGGTCATTAGGAGCAAAGTAAAACTTGGTGGATTCACTTTCCTTCAATGCCCTTACAGCTGCATCAACTTGGTTCTTTGTCTCAGAGTCAAGTATCTTCTTCCCTAAGGCAGCATACATGATTGTATAGTACTCAGAGCCTTGTTCCTTAACCACTTTAGCTCTAGTCTCTGGCTTCCAGTTTAATTGAAATGCCAATTCCTCGCTGACAGTAATGATAGAGTCTGTAGGTATATCCTCAATAGTTCTATATTGTTCAGAGTATCTGTTAAACAGTTCTCTGACCATCTTGACTACACTATCCTTAAGTGGTGGGAACTCAGCTACAATGAAGTTAGCGTCAAATTCCTCTTGCCCTCCAGTGATTAAAGCATCCACAGCACTGCCAAAAGTAAGAGAGGGGGTATCAACTTTGTCAAATAGACTGTCCAGCTTGTTGAATCCTTCCCTGGCAAACCTTGCTAATGTGCTATAGCTCAGTGCAGGGTCATCCCTATACTCAGGCTCCGTAACCTTCCAACTTATATCATATAGATTAGGCCTCATAATTTGCTAGTGTATTCAGAAACCACACCACTCAGCCTATGAAGATTATCAAGGTCAATATCAGCATATTTTATTCTGTCCTTCTTGACCTTTGAGATGGCTGAGTCAACTAAGTCTTGCAGGTTGTCAAAGTCCCTACTAGCCAATAACTTAGTACCAATAGGAATATCCCTCTCAGGAAGACTTGGTATGAGTTTCCTCATTGTTTGTATTAAATGGTTTTCCATATTAACAATTCCCAGTGCTTGCAACAGCTCCTTCTTGCTTCTTATCTCAAAGTACATAACAGGATAGTCAACTGTCTCAAGATACTTTCTGAACAAATTTCTCTTTAATGGGAATACATCATTCTCAAAACCTTTTACTTCTATAATCACGAACACACCATTGAGTGTGAAGGTAAAATCTGGTGTATAGGTGATTCTTGGTATAGGTTCTGTGATAAGATGGAATCCTGCTGCCTTTGTCCTGTTGTAGAAAGGAACTGTTGACCTAACCCTAGGGCTGAGTACAAAGGTATGTGCTTCATAGTCAGCTTCTATACCAGCTGCTAATAAGGCTTGGTATGTCCTTCTTTCAGCGTCTGACTTAAAGTTTATACCATTGTACTCATTAGGATTAGCGTTAATAATTTTCTTATTTGCCATACATGTGTTGATGTAAACCTTTCAAAAGCTCCAGAGCTTCATAAGCCTGCTCCTTACTCTTGAAAGCAGCAAAGTGAGCATAAGTCTTTATATCCTTCTTCTGGATTTCACAGACTTTGCCATTAACAGTTGAGACCACATAGACTTTGGGAAGTTTAGATATGTCAACGTCTTTATTCATGTGAAGGGATATTTCCTTAAGCAGCATAGTAAATGCTACTACAGGCTCAGCCCCAATGAATGTACTCAACATTGACTCAGCCTCTGGGAACGTCATATCAAACCTTCTGGCTACTCTTCTGATATAGT